ATGGGACGGAGATAACTAAGAGTTCGAGTACAAATGTGGCTTTGGACGCCGCGGATGCAAATAACCCGCGTTGGGACCTCATCGTAGTAAATGATGCTGGTACAATAGATAAAGTTACGGGGACGGCTGCAGCTAACCCCGTACCACCCGACATACCTGCAAACAATATTTTACTGGCTTTGGTTTACGTTGGTGCGGGTGTAACGGCAATCTACAACAGCAATATCTATGACCGCCGGGTTTTCATCGAGAAAATTAAAGACGTCCACGTAGATAGTATTAGTTTGAGTAAGATTAGCGGCCACGACAAGTCTGCCCACGACGCTTTGAATATTGATGCGGATACTGTTGACGGTTATCATGCTGATGATTTTGAAAAGACAGCTAATAAAGGGGTTGCTGACGGTTACTGTCCCCTCGACTCAAATGCACTTGTTCCCTTAGCTAATATTCCTTCTTCGCTGACTGGGAAATCGGCAGATATGGTTGATGGTTACCATGCTGGCACGGGTGCAAACAATGTTTTAGTTCTCGACCCCTCTCAAATATCCCAGATACATTGACTGGGAAAGACGCGGACCTATGGGACGGGAAACACAGGTCTGATAGTCAGACGCTGGGTGGAGATATTACTATCGGTAATACTTTGAAAATCAACGGAAACAAAATTAAAGATAGTAACGGGTGGACGCGAATAGCATTTTACCCCGATGAAACATATCACAATTTCGCTATTTTAGCCTACGGGAGTAATGAAAGAATATATGAAATTGAGTTTCGAAGCACTGAGAACGCAGTGATACATACTTGGCGTAATTTTTCAACCTACGACACGATTATGACACTTGACCAAGAAGGAGACCTGTGGATTGCTGGAACTCTGTCACAGGGATGTTTACGTGAATTTAAAAAAGACATAGCGTTTTTAGAAGACGTTGATTTTATTGACGTCGTTAAAAAACTTAACCCAGTTGCTTTTAAATTGAAAAACGACAGCAATGAGCGTGTCGGCTTTATAGCGGATGATGCCCCCGAAGAATTTAAAGTGTATCGAAACGGAAAACTGGTCGGCATAGACATAATGGCTATTTTAACGTATCTTGTAGGAGCCGTGAAACAGCTGTCACAGAGGGTTAAAAATGCGTGACAAGTTTTTCCATCTGATAATCGCAAACATATTTATACTTTTGATTGTCTCACTGTACTGCGACTACAGAATTATCACGGGCCTTGAGGTTCCTGTTTTCGCAAACATAATAACAATACACATGCTTTTTGAAGCAGCCATGGCAGGTTTACTTCCAGTGGCAGCGTTTTTCTCGAAAACAGACATAACAAAAAAGGAAGAAAGCATTATCTACATGGGTGTCCTAGGAGATTGGATGTTAAATTATGTTTACTACGGCGGTTTTACGTTTACGACGGCTCTAGCAATATTTACTGCGATGTTTCTAGGGGCTTTCATGTTTTCTAAAACCGTAATACATGTTATTAGAAACATGGGGCGGCAAATAACATAATGTAAAATAAATATAAAAACCAAATTAAGGGCGAAGAAAAATGACGTTTAGCATACTGGATATATTGGCTAGATTTACCGATTCGGAGCTGATTTTATCTGCAGCAGCTCTAGGCGGAGCTATTTACGGCATCTATGCTATTTATAAGAAGCGGCACAGTTTCTTTTTCCGCTACGATGAAGTAAACAAAGCAATACAGCTCGGTTTTCTGTTAAGCGTAATTGTTAGTAGTTTTTCCGCGATTATACCCGGGGTACTTTATCATTTGCCTAATGGCATCGACCTTGTCACAGCTGTGACGCTCGCCGTCGTAATAGGCACTATAGTGCCGCCGCTTATAATGTACAGCGTTAACCGTTTTCTCGTGTATGCTCATAAACACGGCTGGAAGTCTGCTTTACTCAGTAAACTTAAGTTTTTCATGTTTAGAACTTTAAGTAAAAACCCTAAACCGCAAACATCGCCGGCTGTAAGTGTTTTAGCCAATGACCCGGATGTTATACGGGAGAACATGGAAGCTATAAGTCAACGTAACCGTTTCATCGCGTTTCTCGACGACTGTGTTAAAACCGGTTTAATAACTCCGCAGGCGAGAAATCTTATTGTAAATGAACTGCCGGAAATCCCGGATGTCGCAACGTATCAGATGATGCTTAACAAGCTGCGGAAAGAAAGGGAAATCTTAACTAAAATGGACACTTATCAGTTAATAAAAACCATCGACAACCTGAAGCGGATTGTACATTACTATAAGCGGAGGGCAGAGGAACTCGAGGAAGCTATGAGCTGGAAGGTTCGGCTGCCGCGTGAGATAATAATTGCTTTGCTTGGTGCTTTAGCTCGACATTTAGCTTATCTGCTTCTAGGGGTGTGAAAATGTCAATCACAATGGATATTATTTCCGTTTTCACTTGGGCTGCAAACGGTATAGCTTGGGGTTTAGGTGTAATTTTCGGGAAGCCAGTAGACCCGCGGTTCGGTTACGCCGCCCTAGTCATCATGTTGCTTTGGTTAGCGTATCTCGTAATTAAGCTGATTGAACGGTATTTTTTCTATTTCATGGTGGTTTTAACGTGTTTCTTTTTTCTTACGCTTCTCACGTATCTAAGAATAGTTTAGGAGGTTGAGAAATGCAAATAGACCCGTTTTTCTGGCAAGTACTGCAAATAGACTTAGTGATTGCCAGCACTGTCGCTGTGTATCTCATCGGATTCTATCTGCTGTACAAGTACCGTGCACACAGCCCGGAATACGAGCTTGGCCGTGCAATCGTAAGGGAACAAGCGTTGATGCAAAGCCAGATAATTAACAAACGTGTAAACTATATTTTGAGCAGAGTGTACCCGGAAATACTTGTTAAACGCGGCGAAATAACATCGGAAGAAAAAGAAAAAGTTAAGGTTCCTAAGGCGGAGGAGCTTAAACCCGAAGCCATTGAACGTATTTTAAGAGAGGCAGAAGAATACGGTATTCCGCTGGAAGCAAAGGAGCTTAGAGAAGAACTTGAAGGTGTTTAGGGGAGATGCCGCGGCGGAAAGACGTGTGGAAAACTCCCCTCGGACAGGAAATAGAGGAGAAACTTATACGCGGCGAAATTAAAGGCATAGATGCTGCTGCTATTCTCGGCATTAGTCCCGCCGCGGTTTCAATCCACATGAGACGGCTCAAACTACGAAAAGAAAAGTTCATCGCTGAAATGGAACGAGAAGAAAAACCTAAAACAGACTACAAAGAAACATTTTTCAATGAAGTCGAGCTCCTAAAGAAAAATATTGAAAAACTTTTAGAGATGATGGGTAAACTGGAGAAACGCAGCTTTCTTTCCCCTAGCTGGTACAACATGTATTTGCGTAATATGCGGGAGCTCCGGGAAACATGTGAAACACTGCTACGGTTGAAAGGCGAGATGCCGGAAATAAGCGTAGCCATACAAGTAACGCAGTATAAGCAGCACATCAACATTTTAAACAACTTTATTTTTGAACGTCATCCGGAATTAATCGATGAGTATGAGCAGTTTTTGAGGGAGAAACTTGCAGAACTCGGCGGCACCGAGCAATCTTATTAAAGAGGCTTATTATCATTTGCAGTATGAGCGGGCGAAACGAGACATACGTTACTTTGCCGAGAAAGTATTAGATATTTGTAATTTTGTTAACCGGTATTTGGATAAGATGGGTGACACCACTGTCCCACGTGTGACGCGGTTAAACTGGCACCACTACGAATGGTTCGACATGATTATGAATAGTAAAAATATTTGTGTGGCTGCACCGCGGGACCATTGGAAGAGCACGGTTTTCTCGGTTGTTTTCCCGTTGTGGCGTACGTTGTTCGGTGAACGCGGCTGCATAATAAGTAACAGTCAACTGCAGGCCATAGACCTTTTAGACCGTGTAAAATATTTTTTAGAAAACCACCCGTTTTTCCGATATTTTGAGTTTAAGCCTAAGAATCCTAGGGTTTGGCATAAGACGGCTGTGCAATGTAGTAACGGGGCCTATATTACCGCTAAAAGCTTTGGGACACCTGTTAGAGGCGGCCACTACCATTGGGTCGTAGTTGACGACGCACTAAGCGAGAGAATGCCTTTTAGCATGGAGTACGTGAAAAACTATTTTAAACGGGCCATAACAAACATGGTCATCCCGCAGGGAAGGTTAATTCTAGTTGGTACGCCGCTGCGTTTCGACGACCTGCTTATGGAGACTTTGGCTAACCCGATGTTTACGCGGAAAAAGTATCCGGCGGTTTTAGACTGGGACGAGAAAAAAGTATTGTGGCCAGAGTACTATTCGTGGGACCGGTTAATGAGGCGACGCGAACAAATAGGAACATTAGCATTTGACCAAGAATTTATGTGCCAGCCGGTCGATGAAAGTAGCAGTCTTTTCCCGTTTTCACTTGTTAGCTCATGCTTTGACCCCACGCTTAAACTCGTAAAATATTATGACCCAACTTATGATTGTAAGGAGTGTGGCATGAGTTTTTACTCGGAGCGAAAAGTAAGAGAACACATTGAGAAAATTCATGGCGGTAATCCCGATGGCAGATATAGACGGCCACTAAGGGTCTTTATTGGCTGCGACCTTGCCATTTCCGCCAGTACCGGAGCCGACTATACATGTTATATTACGCTTGGTGTTGATGATTTCGGGGTCCGCTACATTTTAGACATTTTTCGCGAGAAAGGGTTAAGTTACCGTGCTCAAATAGAAAAACTAAAGGAACTTAACATAAGATATAGTCCTAAACTGATTTTCGTGGAAAGCAACCAGTTTCAAAAAGTTATTGTTGATATGGCACGAGATTTAACTGACTTACCCGTAAAAGAATTTGTGACAACTAGAAGGAAAAACCAGCTTGAAGAAGGAGTACCATCACTACGAATACTTTTCGAGAACCGAAAATTTAGGATACCTAGAGGCGACGAATACAGCATAGAAAAAACACAAATCTTAGTTAGAGAGTTGCAGGCTTTTGGTTTCGCCGAAGGAAAATTGCAGGGCATCGGTGAACACGACGACACAGTAATGGCCCTTTGGATAGCTAACGAAGCCGTAAAAGAATACGAAGGCATGAAACTACTCTTCAAAGCAGTCGAAAAATAACCGTTCCGTCACATTTGACGGAACGAAAAAAAGTTATATAATTTTTAGTTCTTTTAGTTTTTCTATTTCCCATGGTTCGGCTAGGTTCTCAAGATACCGACGGTAGTGATTTGTTTCACATTCTTCAGCTTGGCCTCGCCAAATAAAAACTTTACCGCATATTTCGCATTTCCATAAACATTTCTTTATTCTTATTTGGCCGGTGAAGCGGTCACGGTAGTATAAGCCGCGTTTAAATGACTCTTCGAATGTGAGACCTAGATTTTTAACTTTTTTAACCATTTTCATCACCATTTACTATTTCTGGCGGCGGCCCTATAATCCTAGTAACTTCGTATATTCTGGCCTTGCCGTATTGCTGGGCCAGAAGAAAAACCTCATAAGCTTTCTCAAAAGTTGAGAAAACCAAAACACTCAAAGTTGAGCGTTCCGGTTTTCCTATTATTTTTTGTAGACGGCGGTAAAACTGCCGTCTTTTTGCTGGGTTACCCGTGTTTATATCGTAGTCAACTATCCATATCCTCATCTTGTCACACCTGTGACAATATAGGGTCGTTAATATATATAAACTTTACGGTAACTATAATATAGTAAAAGTAACAATAAAAGCATTGACATTTTTAACATCTCCCGCCTCGGTCGTTTTGGCCGAGGCTCTAGGAAATAAAAAGTTAGAATTTGGAGAGTTCCTCTTCTAGTGTGGGTATTTTTCGTGGTTTTCCCATGCTGAGTAGTTTCCATAAGGCCCAGTCGTATTGGCATTTAGGACATGTTATATAGACCCAAACATGGGCTTCATCTAGGTCGGTTGTCTTTGCATCTGCTCCGTATAGCGTAGTTTTACAAGTTGGGCAAGTAAAGGCTATTTTTTTCAGTTTTTCTAAAACTATACCTAGTTTTTGTGTTTCTATTTTTCCCATTTTTTCACGCTCCCGGACCAGTCTAATCGGCTGGCCCTGTGGGAAAGAAAATTAAATTATTTCGTTTTCATACACCCGTGAACCCACACTAAGTTTGCGGTTGGTCCTTACTTTGCACCATTTTTTTGCACCGCACTTTGCACATCGCAGAAAAACCCACTCAGTCACTGTAATTTTCAATGTGACCCACGCCGGTGGGTCGTCACTGGCAACGCTGTAATCCACTATCGGTGCTCCGTAACTCCTTATTTCTCCAAATTTTTTTACATACCATTCATGTTTGCATTCCATTTTTAATCACCGGTTACTATTATAGTAACGTGAGTATATAAGTGTTTCGATGATAGTAATATAGTAACGAAAAATATTAATATATATTAACTTGAAATATATTTAGCCGCCATGCCGGTTGGCTACGCGGCGATGGCCCAGTTAGGTAGGGCGTCGGTCTTGTAAACCGGAGGTCCCGGGTTCAAGTCCCGGTCGCCGTGCCACTCTTGTCCAACCGGCAACCGGCGGCATCCCCTTCTAAACTACATGAGGTGATAAATATGGTTTCTAAAATAATCGCCCTAGGAAAAGAAATTTCCCTACCAGTTGAAATTTCAGATGATGAAGCGGAGAAAAACGTAATGTCACTTATTGCGGACTTTGACCCAGAGCTCGCCAAAGAACTGGAAAACGTGGAATACGAAACCCGAATAGAAAATGACACTTTGGTCGTGTATAGAAGCGGAGCGGTTTTCGGTTGAAAACTAAAACTTTATTGAAAACTTTAGGTTTTTGCTTTTTCTTTTTTACGCTTATCGCGTTTACGACAACCTTTACAAACATAAAAAACAAAACAACTATATGTAAAAATTTTTTCCCACAAAAATATAAAAAGAAAAGGTTTTTGCTCAAAAAAGTAAAGAAAAAAGTAGACATTTTATTTGACTCTGGTTCGACTGTCTCAACCCTATCTTGAAAAAATAGGGTTGGGGAGGTTTAGTCGACAACTTCTCTTGGGACTGGATGATACGCAATGTAAAATCCCTTTCCGATTTTCACCGTTTCATGGTCGCTGCTTTTGATTTCACTGTCCTCATCTACTACGACAAAGAAGAATTCTTCAGAGTTTTTGAAACGGTACGCCTCGCCATTGGTGAATTCATGGTTATAAATTCTGTTTGGTACTTCGCAAATTTCAGGTGAGATGACGTAGTAGCTGTACAGTTTGCTCCGCTCATCTGCATCGATTTTAACCCTGAGCAATGTTAGGTTTCCTTGTTGGGTAAGGTCTTCTTCGATATCTTCAATCTTGGCTTGGTGAAGTGGCTTGAAAGTGGATTTCTTGACGTCTAACGTATAACATGTCATGTAAACACCGAATTTTTTGTTAACGTATTCGTTTAGTGTTTTTGAAGCCGTTTTTTGAGTGGTGTAATATATTAGCGGTAGTGGGAAGGATTTTTCCGTTAATTCCGCGTGGTAGAGCCTTCCTCCCGTTCTCGTGATGAAGTACATTCCGTATTGACTTACATAGTAGTCGTGCTTCCAGCTGTACTCGTTTTTAACGTAAAATATCGCTTCATCATCCTCGAAAATAAACGCATCATTGAGTTTTACTCTTTCGAACTTGTACGGTGCCATTTCGAAGCGTTGTAGTGGCGGTATTATAATGTGGGTTGGGATTACCGCTAACTTTTTGAACTCCGGTTCCGCTAATTGCTTTATGAACCGCATGATTCGTTCCACTTTCTACACCTCCTTTAATACTTCAAAAACAGGCATTTTACGTATAAGTAGCCGCCAAGGCACAACAATGTAATCATCTCTGAACTCGATTTGTGACTTTGGTAGCCAAACTTGTTGTTTGCCATACCTGTTAGCTATTAAAATTGCTTTCTCAGTTTCGTGTTTAATGTAAAGCTGGAACTTAGTTCCAGCTTTTAAATAGTTATAGTCCTTGGGAAGAATATAGGTTTTGTTTAGGAAGATTTTGATTTTTGTCATTTTAATCCCTCTTTGTTTTGTTTTGGTGGCTCGGTGCCCATGGCCTAAGTCATCGCTTAGGCTCGTCTTGCCTCAGCCTTCTTCATCGCCGTTACTATTGTAGTAATCTGTTTATATAAATGTTACTATTACTGTAACAGAAAGTTTATATATATAAACCACCCTTATAGTTAAACAGCCACCATGCCCGGGTGGGTACGCCGTCGGGATTTCGACCCGGCTTCGGCTTGACCGGCCGAACAACAACGGTCCGCCCGGCAAAACGGTGGCAAAACTTTTTTTGGTGAAAAAAAAATGGAAAAACAAAAAGTCTCGGAATTTGATTTTATTAGTTGGTTGCGTGGTGGGCAGATAGACCTTGATGTCACACGTGTGACAATGGAACAACCGGAACTCGCCGCCAGAACAATATACTACTTGCTTACGAAGGGCGGTTACCACCGGGAGCGGTTGGTTAAAGCCTTGGTTAAACTTATTAATTATGCTCCGTCGGAGTACCGTAAGGTTGCGTGGTCTCTTTTTCAACTGGTGCCGTTGAGCCATTTGCTTTATGTTACACGGGTTTTTGACGGGAACCGGGAGAATTCACGTCGGCTACGTCACGCCGTTGTCAGTAATATTGCTGCATGTGAACATGACGATGTTTTCCGGGCGTTTTTCATGGGTCCGGAGCTTTTTAGGCGTCTTTTCAGCTATCTTAAACTTCCACGTACAAAAATAAAAGACAGAGAGATAAGGAACCCGGCTTACTGTTTGGCTTATCAGTTAACGCAGCTCTCGGTTCCCGAGGCGATGGAAAAATACAGTATAACACCATTCACCCTTATACGTGACTTGAAAATACCGTTTCACATGGTTATGCAATACGTAGATTCACCTGCCATGGCTATGAGTTTAGCACATAGACTGTCCGCGGACGAGTTTTTCCGGCACGGCCGATGGTTCCGGCAAATCCTAGGCGACCAAGAATACACGGAAATAGTGCAGGAAAAAATAAAGTATGTTAGGGACCCGGTGAGCTTCCTCGCGATAAAGGAACATTTGGAGAAAACCGGGGC